TATTAGTTTACCACCCGTTGAAAAAGAAACAGTGAAAGATACTAAAGTAGGTAAAGCGTATAGAGGTGGAACCAGAAGTTGTCCTAAAGGCCGTAAGATAACAGGTTTTGATAATCGAGAAACAGCGGAATCAAGCATGATTAAGTATGACAAGAGTGGAAAAAATGAAATTGGAACTGAACATATATTAGAATTACAACAAGAGAACGGACCGAATAAATTCTATGCATGCGTAACTAACCAAGATTCCCCTTATCCAGGATTTATCCTGGATAAAACAATACCGTGTTGTTTTAAATTACCTCAAAATAATAAAGTTAAACAGAATACTACTTCACAAAACTATATATCAGGAAAGAACAAAATTTTAAGTGACGGAAAAATAGGTAATATTCCAGACATAATGGCATTCATAAATAAGTTCAGGATTTTAGATAAATCTGTAAATAATGAGTTTTTCAGACGTGGTGTAGAGAACACTAGAAAGAGTCTATTTGATTGTGTAAGTTTTGCCATGAACAACGGACAGGTAATAGATGATGACCCATTATACGATTTAGAATTTAGTAAATACAGTCTAGCAAAGCAAGAGTTATATGACTATTGTGTTACCGATATATATAACCTAGCAAAGGACAAGACTAAAAATATTGACTACCGTTTTTTTGGCGCGATGATAGGTGAGATATATAAAGTAAACCTAGTTGTATTTTCGGAAAATGATATAGTCACGCCCCGTCATTCACATGGGTATTACAAAAGAACCAACTATTACCCAACCATTATATTATTTGAACAAACGGACCCAACAAGTGGTGGGGTTCGTTACGAAATAGTTTTTGAGGTTCGAAAGAAAATAGTTTTAGGTGTGAAAACTACAGACTATAATTACCTTTTCGATAATACAAGTCTAATTTCCAAACACGTAACATCTTTACTAGATGAAAAAACCAAATTCTCCGTAAACGACCGTATTGTTCAAAAATCCAACTTTAAAATACCTAATGGTTGGTCATTAACAAATCAATGCTTTGATAGTTATGGTAAAACAAGACTTATATACATAACTGACGACATAAGTGGTAGAACATTTGGACTCCAAACAAGCCCACTCCAACCGTACGATGTTCCGGATGTACAATCAAAAATTCTAAAACCATATGATGAAGAAAGTATAGAAACAATAACGAACATTATGCCTTTGATATTTGGACCCATTGAAATAGAAACTATTAGAAATACTAACGAAATGTCATTTAGTGATGGTAATGTGACGATCACTATCCCAACAAAGGAATTCAATTCTATCGAAAATTCACCAACAATGTCTAACACAAGTATGTCAGCATTTAGGGATTATATAAAACAACAGAGGACATCTAATTACGTGATAGAGAATGCCAAATGGTTATTCGTAAAATCGGGTATAGACGAAGTTGGAGATTTTGAGAATAGGATATTCGTTGATAAGTCATTCGTGTATCAAGGAATGACTAAAATGTTTTCTTTCGATTCTGGTGTATTTGATAAAGATGAACGTATAATCGTAACTTCTACAAATATTAAAATAAAATTATTGTACGTTCTTCGGAATACGAAACTACGGTTGGGAAACAAATTAGATATTTATAAAGAGTTAAAGTTTGTACCTAACTTCTACAAAAATATAACTGATTTTTTTGATGTATTTGCACAAACACCGGGAGATCCTACAAACGTATCTTGTTCATCCTATGACATATACAAAGGTGACAACATACTCAGTGGTTTGATAAAATAATAGAAAATGATTTTTTTTACTATATCTTATTGTAAAAAAATAAAATGCCAATCCGTGAAATACAAAGAGATATAAGAGTCCATCCAAAGAATTTATCAAACAGCCTAAACGCTCATTTACTCAACGAGATAACTAAACAATTACTAAACGAATGCACCTTGAAAAACGGGCATGTTATAAAAATTTTGGAAATTAAAGAGATATTAGATAACAAAATTGAGAATTCTAGTTCGGATATTGTATTAACCGTAGTTTTTCTAATCGATATATTCAAACCAACCGTTAATGCAATCGAAGACGGAGAAATAATAGGTGTGTATGGGGACGGTTTATTAGTTAATATTAAGAATGTACAAAAAGTATTAATACCTTCATCTACTTATACCGAAAAGTTCAAGATAGAGAAAAACATTTTAGTTTCGGTCGCCGGTAAAGAAACTCTTAAACTAGGTGACATAATAAGGATAAAACTCAAAGCAATCCGTTACAACGACCACCAGTTCAGTTGTATCGGGGAATTAACTTAAAGAAGCCGTTATATATAATAAAGATAAAATGTCATCTATCGAGTTATTAATTAAATTCAAAAATTTACTCCTCTCGTTTACAGACGAACTTATTGAGCGGTTTCCAAATGAGGCTGACTTCCTTGTTATGAGGATATTTATCGACACTCAGATACCGATTAAAACAATTATTGATAACTTTATCGAACAATTGAAAAAAGATAATATGAAACTTAGGGGTATAATTACTAACCGAAATGACTCCTTCTTTATCAACGAAAAACCTTTTAGTTTTATGTCAGATGAACGAAACAACAAACTAGGTACATTATGGCTTAGTGGTGTCTTAGATGATGAGGACAAAGGTGTTCTATGGTCATGGGTAGACTCTTTTGTGAAGTTAAGTGATAGATATTCGAAACTATAATTTTTTTATTCCTATAAAAAAATTAAGAGAAATCATCAGTCAAACAATCCATATTTTCAGATTTATGACATGTATATCTTGCAAGAGAGAAGAAGAAATCACTGAGTCTATTAATGTACTTAAAAATATTTGGATCAATACTTACTTCACTCAAATCAACAGGATTCCCTTTCTCATCTGTGATAATTGATAATTCATCCTGTAGACTCCACATTTTACGTTCTACCTTTCGAACCTGAGTACGGCACATGTGAATAGAAGCGTCGAGTTCTGTAACACCGGGTAAGATAAACTGGCTAAGTTTAGGACTTATACTATCATAATTATCTATTCGGTCCTCTAATTTAGAAACATCATCTATTGTTACTACTGGTAACTTCCGACCTCTTTTATCGATGGTTGAAATAATATCATTGATATCCTGAATTTTACATTGAGCCTCCCGAAGTACTCTGATACATAAATAGTTAGCGGAAGAGTGTCCACATGCGACACCAATGCGAGAGTTTAATTCATCTAATTCACCTAATACGTCAAATATGATGCAACTTTTATCAATACGTCTTCCGTCATTTAAAGATGTTTTACCACAATCACCAGTTCTAGTATATATTTTCATTGTTTTTTTATTTTTTACATATTATGTTAAAATAAAATTGATTTTAATTTTAGAAATAAATAATAAAATCAAAACATCATGTCTAACAACAGTATCAATACTCAAATTATCGATCTATCTAATGGATCCTATAACCCTATTAAGATGACCTTCTCTGAACCAGTTGCTGGTAGCGTCCCAGGAGGAGGACCATCTATTTCATTTCAACGCATTAATATCGGGACCAAGAACGCCGATGGCACCACAGGTGATCTTGTCCTTCAAACCAGCAAACTTTTCTCCTTCGGTGTCAGTGAGAATATTTCACCGGATACCAAGAAGGTAAACGGATGGACCATGCCCTTATGCCTATGGGGACGTGACGGACCTTCTCCAGTTGAGAAATCATGGACAGACTCTTTCGACGCAATTGTCGAAAAGTGTATTGACCATCTAATCGACAACAAGGAGGAGATCGACAAACTAGAACTAGAACGTAGCGACCTTAAGAAGTTTAACCCTCTTTACTGGAAGAAAGAGAAGAAAACTGTAGATGGTAAACAACAATTAGTAGTTGTTGAAGGCACCGGTCCGACACTATATTCCAAACTCATCTTCTCCAAGAAGAACAGTAAGTTTGTAACAAAGTTCTACGATGTTAACGACGAACCTATAGATCCTCTCGACCTAATCGGTAAATATTCTTATGTTACCGCTGCCATCAAGATCGAATCCATCTTCATCGGTAACAAGATCTCTTTACAGGTAAAGGTCTATGAGGCTGATGTTGAACCTCAACAAACTGGTAATAAGAGACTACTTGCCCGTCCAACAGCACAATCTAATGTTTCAACAGCACCATCGGCATCGGCATCAGCATCCGATGTCATGGGAGATGAAGATTTCTCTGACGACGATGGGAGCATCGATTTAGGAAATCAACCAAAAGTTGAACCTAAACCAGTTGTTAGAGCAGTTACCAAGAGTGTGAGACGAGTTGTTGTCCCGAATAAAAAGTAAAAAAAGAAATAAATTAGAGATGTTTTAATATATAAAATATATTAAAATTTATCAGACAAACCTTTTACCCTGTATGAGTGTTTTTTGTATAGTAGTGTTATAAAAAGCACGTAATTGAGATTCCTGAGATACAGCCTCACCAACGAACCCTGTATTAGTTTGAAAAGTAACGTTATTTAATACTGGTTTAGGGGTTTCGGTAAAACCTTTTTTTTCTATTGTAGAACTACCTGTAAATTTATTTGTTCGAGGAAGTAAGTTGAGCATATTTACTATTATATATATATATATATTTTTTTATCTAAAAACACACCATCATTATTATAAATGCCGAATAATAAAATAATTCTTAAGAAACTAACAATTCTAGACACAATATGGCACCCCGAAACAAAACTTGTTTTCAAGTCTAGAAGTGAAAAAATCGTGACTGGTATGTATGTAGATAACGAGTTCGTACATTTAGATGACACTGCGATTGAATTGTGTGAAAAATGGGGATTTATAATGGACGAGTCTCTGTTCGAGACAGTCGATGAAAATACTAATAATGTTATTGAAGAGGTTACTAACGTTGTCGAACCTGAGATTGGTCTTGTAAATGAAGATATTGTCGAGACTAACAACAAACAAGATAAGGAAGACATTGGTGTTGTGCATGTAAATGAAGAGATTGTAGAGACTATCGAGTCCGATAAGGAAGAGATTGGTGTCAAGTCTACCCAAGAAGAAATTAATAATGTTCAAGAAGAGGTTGTCACTAATAACCTAGAAACATTGGACTCAAAATTATGTTGTGTTGTTAAAACTCTCAGTGAGGTAATTAGCCAAATTAAACAGGCTCATGATTTAGAGTTATCAAATTCAAAAAATGAGATTCTAAAACTTAAAGAGGCCTTATTGAGAATGACTGACGAGCGAGATAAGTTGGAATCGAAGTTTTCTGTTTTGAAGGGGTTACTTGGTTAAATACAGGTTTAAATATTTAATGACTAATATTAAATATGACAAGTGTATTTGTAGTAGTATATTATAACGTAGATGAGGTAAAGAACTCTGAAGTTATCGGGGTATATAAAGAGAAAAAACAGGCGATAGATGCATTGCTAAAGGCTGCTCATTATGACGACAAAGATGGGGTATTAAGACAATATAGGGTGATAACAAAAGACTACGAATCATTTGGAAAGTTGTATGAAAAAGTATCAACTGAAATGGAGTTAGTAGATTTCGACATCTATAGAATCGAAGAGATACGAGGTTAATTTTATTTTTGTTATATAAATAAAATATTTGTTAGTTTAGATTTTACATGCGTCTAGATTCATTTTCAATCCCATTATACCAGTGCCAGTATGTGAACGTTTTCCACATATTATAGAAGCACTGATACCCCTAGTTGGTTCTACCTCTCCTTGAGCCGCTGCGTTCAAAAAGTTGTCGAGAGATTCTTCGAACGATGCTTTTCCCATTGGACCACATTCATCTTGTTTGAGAGTGTAACGAGATATGGACGATATACTTCCCGAAAAAGTCATCCTGTCTACCAATAGTCTAGCATGGCATTCGTTAATTCCGTCCATAATACTCATAAACTCTTCCACTAAGAATGCTTTGGTCGCTTCGACCCCTAATGTCTCGTATATTTCCCATATATTATTAGAAGTTGTACGTGTCTCGTCGACACTAGGCAATGACATTATCTTTTGTAGAATATTCAACTTTCTAGGGTCTGAGTTGGTCGCATTTGTCTCTATAAACCATTCGTTTTTATCAACACTGTAGAAAATTTCTAAAATACCTTGTATTCCACATATAGGAATATTTGAGATGTTAGGTTCGACTACGTCTTCCATGTAAATTTCCATCGCATTTTCAGGTGTTATGTATGCGATGTTTTCTTCTACCTTACAAATGACATTTGTAGGGTCTACGTAAATATCTAACCTACCGTCACCCACTGGTGAGAACATACAATATAAATCATCATATTCGCTCTCAATCGCATCGCTTACCTGTTTTTGGGTTATCTTATACTCGAACATTTTCGGTACGTTTAACATTATAGTAACGCAACTTGATAGATCATCGAATTTACAAGGTTTTAAAATAAGAGATGGTTTAAACCAAGGTTCTTTATTTTTTATGTTTTGAACCGAGGTACACTTTGTAGTAAGGTCTTTGAGTGTGATACCTGTTATACTGTCACCTACTGTTTCACGGGTTTTCTTCACTGTATCGTTTCCATCATTGAAGAAAATTAAATGATTGACCATTTTTTGGTTTCGTGTTGCATTTAGCAACTCTTGGAATCTAGGTACTCCCTCAGTCATTGTCGTTTCACTTTGACCTGCTTTATGAAATGTGTTCAATGCTGTTTGGGTGTTTTTCTCGCCGATACTCTGTGCGCATATAACACCGACAGCCTCTCCAGGTTGGATTAAACTATCTTGATATACTCTAGATAATTCTGTTTTCAACTCGGGGATTATTTCAGGATTTACGAGTTGCCCACGTAATTGGACTCTAAATCTTTCTTTGTTACGTTCGCAAATAGATTTTGCGCATGCTAGTGGGATTCCTTTTTGTGGTTCTATGAAGTTAATAATATTCTCGATTTCATCGATTGTCAGTAGACGTGTCATAATGCATTATTTTATTGAAAATATAAATTATTTTCAATTTTATTGTTTTAAAATTTTTTAATTTTAAATAGTAATGGCTAAGTTTACAAGATTGGGAATCCAAGAGCACCACCGGTAACACGAATGATGTTATGGGAGATACCGTTGACAACAAGTTCCCATCCACTTCCAATACCAGCAGTATTGGCGAGGATGAGCGAAATGTTGGTAAGCATACCGTAATTGGTGGAACCACATGGGTCAATCTTCATTAAGTCAAGAGCATATGAGTAAAGATGAATTCCTGGTTCGCTTGTTGGGATGGCAGCGGCATGGTAGAAAGGTTGAATATGTGTGAAAAAGTTTGATGGGATTGAACCAAGACGAGTGGTATTCTCGTACAATAAGGTTACGTTATCGATTGGGGATTTTCTGTCATATACACCTGCAGCCTCAGAAACGACGTTTCTAGTGTGGTATCTAGAGAGTTGGTCACCTCCTGCTCCAGCTACACCGACACCGGTTTGGGCAGTTGCCAAGTCTTGCGCGGTGTTACGGAGACCGAACATGAGGGCTTTGATTCCATGGGAGAATCTGATATCGTATTGAGAGGTTCCATCGGTTGTGTAAGATGTAATTGGTTGTGCTTGCATTTGTTCGATGGCGATATCTCTGGTAGTGGCTCCCATAAGTGCTCTCTCTTCGTTGGTTACAACGGCATAGTTGGCCCATACACGTGCCTTTGATAATGAGAATGCAGCAGTATTGGTGTAAGTTGTTGCAGATGCGGCAACAATTTTGTCGGTTCCGTCTACATCGAATGCAGTTAATAGTTCGGCGGCGGTTCTCATGGTAAAGTTGATTCTCATGTCATTGTATGGAAGGGCAGCAGTTGGAAGCGAAATTCCGGACTCTCTAGAGAAGAAGAACGGAATAGGAAGACATAGTTTGTGAGCGACACTTGCGTCGAGTCCGTGGAGGAATACAGCGTCTTGTCCGTTGGCAGCTAAAGTTTTAACACCAGCACCGATCAAAGCATCATAACCAGCCTTCTTTGAGGCGTTGACGGAGAAGGCAGACCAAAAATCGAGTTGAGTAGAATCGATCTTCATAGCGACTAAGTCGTTGAAAGTGATGGTGACCTCCTTGACAAGGTTGTGCATGAAATTCTTACACCAGAAATTTCTAAATCCGGTTTGAGCGGTGACAACTGGGGTAGTGACTTCTAACCATGTTTGTAAAAGGTAATCGGCGGCACGTGAGATAGTAACTGACCAAGTGTTACCGAAATCGGCGGTTCCTGAAGCAGAAGCGAGGACAACTGGAACTTGTGAAAACCAAGTTGACTTGATGTGTTGTCTGACGAAGTAGGTGACAGCATCGTCTCCTCCGTATAAGTAGGTTTCAAGAGTATCGAGGGTGGCAAGATCGACAAATGCCGAAGTAACATTAGATGTATAAGATGACATGTTTTATTAAAGAGTAGAAAAATTTTTTAAATAATAATTTATTTTATGTTGAATGTGATATATTTAGGTTTTAAGATGTGTATATAAGCGACTAAAATAATAATGGCTTCTTTCGATATTCTAGAGATTGATACACGTATAAGAGAAGAATTATCTAGTCTAAATGTCAACAAGTATATTAAAATACGCGAGGAGATGTTGAAGGCTATCGATACAAAACATACACACCGTAATAAACGTATGGTCGATAAAATACAGAAAGAGATACATAGAATTGGGTTGTTGATAATTGACTTACAAAATAATTACAATATTAATTTTTATATAAGTGACACTGTTCATTATATAGAAGAATATAAACGTATCCTCAAATTACCCAAGAAAATGAACTTTCTAGGTAAAGTTATAGAGACCGACAATCAAGCAAAATATGAAATACTCAACAGTTATCTTAAATCTAGTGCTAAATACACTAATATAGCGCATGAGAGAATAGTACTTGATGTTAAATGTTTCAACTGCAATAAAAATCTAGAATATGAAATATTAGAAGATAGTTCATTTATATGTAGCAATTGCTCTTCGGAACAGGGATCATCTATAGTGGTATCATCTTTTTCTGATGCGGAACGAATCAATATCTCGTCTAAATATTCATACGATAGAAAGACGCATTTTCGAGAATGCGTCAGTCAATATCACGGAAAACAAAACGTTATTATACCTCATAAAGTTTACGATGATCTTAATAAAAGTTTTTTGTTTCATGGGTTGGTCGATGGTACAAATGACACGCCTCATATTGAAAGATATAAACGCGTTTCCAAAAAAGTCGTATTAATGTTCCTTAAAGAACTTGGATATTCTAAACAGTATGAGAATTTGAACCTTATTCATTCTGTGGTAACTGGTAGTAAACTAGACGATATAAGTCATTTGATTGATCTTATACTAGAAGATTTTGATGTTTTATCTGAATTGTATGACCGTAAATTTGCTCACGTTAGCCGAAAGAATTTCATAAACACCCAGTACGTATTATTCCAACTACTGCGTAAACATGGGCACGATTGTGATAAGGAAGATTTCACTAATTTAAAAACAGTAGATAGAAAATTCTTCCACGTGGAAATCATAAAAAAATTATTTCAAGATTTAGGATGGAATTATGTTTCTATATTCTAAAAATATATTCTATAATAAATGATGTATAAATATGCATTCGATAAATTTAAAAATATTCCGAGAAGTAAAAGTTATGAAATAATGGTGACTGGTTCAGTCGTCGTTCTACTCATAGTGGTGATATTTCGTTTTTTTACCTCCAATGAAGATCAAGACGGAACATGGACTCGTAAGAAATATTACGAATTATTACCCATCAGGGAAACAAGTGATTATAAACCAACTGATGGCGAGTTACGCGATAGCAAAGGAGAAATTGAATGTCGACGTGTCCTAAATAATATATTTGATAGACCTTTTCATAAAGATCGTCCACACTTTCTAAACAATCCTGTGACAGGAGGTAAACATAACCTAGAGTTGGATTGTGTAGATCATGAATTAAAAATAGCAGTAGAATATAACGGAATACAACACTATGAATTTATTCCTTTCTTCCATAAAACTAAACAACATTTTCAAGCGCAAATGTATAGAGACGACATGAAACGTAGAATGTGTAAAGATAAGGGTTATACACTAGTCGAAGTTCCGTATACTTTAGATATAAAAGATATTGATAATTTTATTAAAACAAAACTTAGCGAGGCAGGACGAATTTAAATTTTTCATACTATTTATGTATGAAAAAATATTCTTATAATTTATTCTTCCGTTAATGTATCTATTGTATCTAAAACTGTATCAAGTCTAGCAATAGTTTGCGGACAATTTGAATATGTCTCTCTTAAATTTACTATACCTTTTCTCGCATCGTCTATATATCGTTTCATTTCTACTTTTTTTTCTTTACTGGTTGAATTGTATAATTCAATTGCTCTGGTAATAATTAAAGCAACCTTTCTAATAGTTTCTTCCCTGTTATCTCCTCGATACCATCGTTTTAAAAATTCAGGAACATAAGTACCAGATTCAATATTAAGATAAGATTCTCTTGTTATTATTTTTTTATTTTGTTCTACTTTACTAAGTACTTTCAAGTTAATAATGATTTCTTGTCTATATTCTTCAATCAATAGGTGAGACATTCTATTAAATCGAGGTCAATATACGTTTAAGTAATTATTCAGCAGTTATGGTTTTACTTGACGGAACCCAAGTGAATTTCATTTTAACAGCCTGTTCCTTCGTTATTAGATTAGATTCAATCATATCTGACATGTTCTCGTTTGCCGATAGTTGTATTATTAGGTCTTCGGCTCTAAACTGACAACAGCTCTGTCTATTATACAACATAATTTCGTCTATCTTGTATTCCTTTCCTAAATCTACAAGAAACCATTCCTCTTCACCGTCCCTAGTGTGTGCGAAATCGTCCATCTTTCCATTTGTGAAATTTCCGTGTGGAAACTGTGTAACATTGTAATCAGATGAGGCTGTCACTGTTTTATTCAATGCGACATTATTTGCGCCTGAAATAACTTCAATTTCTGCTAAGTTCATCCAGTGACCACCAAGACTATCAAATTCTGGGTTTCTCTTTCGCCAAACCCTAACGTATCTGTACTTGACAATAGGTTTTCTAACCATAAATATAACTAGTCCCAAAACTATTAAAACCATAAATACTACAATAATAATTTTCATTCGATTTCCCATTTACTTTTTATTTTTATTTTTTTTACTTTCGAATTTACCAAAGAATTGTGCGAGACCAATAATTAGCACTGTTTTTATTATTAGCAGTCAAATTTCCAGAACCATCCCGAATACCACCACTGCGATTTAGGTAATTTTTCCGTCGGATTGGATCATTGTGTTGAGTGAAGTCTTTCATTGTCGCGTCACCAAAATGGATTTTTCTTTTATTTCCGTTTTTCATTACATAAACCATCCCCTTTTTAGTTATATTGTCACTCTTAACAGGTTTATAAAGAGGTTTTTCTGTAGACCAATCAGACGGTTGTTTCATTAGTTTAGGTGAGAATCCGCTAGATTTACCGCCTGACGGAAAGAAATTAGCGGTTTTCCACATAACCCTACCTTTCATATCTTTCTGTTTCTGTCTTGCTAACTTTATCAATGTTTCTTTTGTGTGTATCTTCAATAATTCTGGTATAGTCATGGGTGTTTTTGAATCAACCCTTTTTAGAGGTCTGCAAGCCTTTGTCTTTGTTTCACTGGAACCACATTCTACCTGTTTACCGTTTTTCAAATAAATTTCTACCTGGACCCATTGTTCTGTGTACCATCTAGAAATACCAGTTGTTTTACTAGGTTTTTTACCTGAATATGTACCTCCTTCTTTCTTGTATTGTCTTACAATCCATGAACTGGCGTAAAGACTTGGATAATGTTCAAATTTACGTTTGGCTTTTTCTTTGACTGAATTATAAAGTTTCGTATTCGTTGGTTTCGGGGATGTCATTTTTATTATACAGATAATAAAATATTTATTACAATGTTGATCAGTATATTGAATTTTTCATGATTTCTTTGGTACCGTTAGAAAATTCTATATGTAGTTCGTTGACATTGAAAAACGAAGGTTTTATATCGTAACCGTGCCAGTCGAAACAGGGCCCCATATATTCAAGTACGATATCGGTTATATTGTTACCAAGATCATCAGTAATTGTTTCAACCAGTTTTGGTCCTCTATGTGGTTTAATTAACATTTTGTATGATTTATTATTTATCTTGTATTCTAACTGGTAAAGATTTTTAGAAATTGTTTTGACACGTTTATCGTTGACAATAATGTAGTCTAACATCACATCTAACATAATCCTAATGCTTTTGACATACACAACAACAGTATACGTCTCCGTTTTAGATACCATACAAATTAGTGTGTTCCAATCATTCTGAAACTTGTGTAAAGTATTATTGAGTCGTTTGATATATTTCCACATTTATATATTAGTAATATTTTATACTTAAATAGTATAATAAAGATGATGTACATTCTAGTTTTAGTAATTGTGTTTGTTTTAATATGTGTTTGTGTTTTACCGTCAAAAAATAAATTAAACACTGGTATCTTATTCTTCGACATAGACGCGACCATGTCTAATATGCCAGTAAGTGATAGGGACTTTGTAATGCAATATTGTGTTAATAAAGGCTATGATATTGGTATAATCACAGCAAGTGATAGACCCAAATGGTATTTAGTTAATGAAAACGGAAGTCCTAATTACGAATTTTCTCCTTGGATTACACCTATAATGGCTAAAATATTATTCGACACAAAATTCAAAAATTATAATACTATGACTTTGACTGGTGGTCAAATTGAACGGTTTCCGTATTTTCCAGAAGACCGAAAGATGTATGGATGGAAGAAAGGATGGCAGATGGATAAGGCAATTATAGATGGAGGGTATGACAGATCAAAGTCATATTTGTTCGATGACCAGATTATTGTTTTGGATGCGGTGAGCGAGATATGTCATGGTGTTAATTTAATATTGGTAGACAATACCTATTCTAATAGAACACTTGATATGTCGATGATTGGAAGATTGTTAACTTATGGTTGACGAAACAATGATTGTAATATGAATTTAAATGTGTGATATCTAGAGTGTAAATGGGTCAATATTACTATCCTATTATCCTCGGAGATGATAGAGCAACAACAGAACATATACGTACATATCTATGTCCTGGTCAATTTGGTGGAAGTCTTAAAATACATACACATACTTACGTTGGAAGCGGTGTGATGAAAGGAATAGAGTACTTGCTTTCACCAAAAGGCAAATACTACATGTCTAGACTAGTTTGGGCCGGCGACAATGCACCAAAAGAGCCTGGAACAGACAAGAACTTGAACGAAATGATATGCCACGAGAACAACTCTAATACAACTCCGCATGAAACAGAGGAGGTAAATTATAAGTATATTATTAATCACTCAAAACGCAAATATATTGTGAAACCACAACCTATTGAAAGGTTGCCATATCACGAAAGGATAGTTGTCGTTCATCCACTGGCTCTACTAACATCAGATGGTGAAGGGCATGATGGCCATGGATATTGTGGATCCAATGAGAATATAGGCACTTGGGCACGAGACGTTATTTCCGTGAACGATATTTATCCCGATGGTTTCGAACTTCTAGAAACTACATTTCACGATAACTATAACTAAATAAGAGGCTATGAATACAAGGAAAAATTACCTCTTGTGAAAAAAAGACTGGATATGTCGAAAATTGTTAAGTTAAAAAAGATAATTATGTATATTAAATGATAATATTAAATGATAATTCTGAATATTGTAACGTAGTTCTTGTATTCTCTTTGTCGTTAGTATTTATGGTATTAGCATCTCCTTACTCTTTCAAGAAATCTAATACTGTAGTTTATTCAAACACTAGTTTAATGACTGCTGAAGAAGGTAGACCTTATGCATTTGGTATACTGTTACATTCATTATTATTTTTCTTGTTTGCTTTTTCTATCGTAACAAATAACTATATATTATTCATAATAATGTTATTTGCATGTTTAATATTGTAATAATTATTTAGAAATATTACAATTAAAATGTAGGTATTGACGAATTAGAACTAGCACTGAAAGTTTCCATTCTTGGTTTTGGATGTCTGAGTTTGTAATCGTCTCTATGTGAATCTACATTCTTTTCTATTCTACGATCCGGAACTTTGATTTCGACAGTTGGTGTGTTAGGTGTGAGTCTTATAAAATTTTCTGCGTTCACGTGAGCATTATTTCGACTTGTGCTAGACCTAGCAAATATATCTTTCACATTCAGTTTAGCAGATAAGTCACGCGAGAAGTGTTCCTCGTCGTATTTAGGTAAGAAATGCTTTCCTGAACCAGCCTCGACTGTTATTTTTCCATCTAGAAGTTTAGAGAAGTGTTCTTCGTCATATTTAGGTAGGAATTTCTTTCTACTATCACCTGTGATTATAATGCGCTCTGTAATACCACCGACTTGTTCTGGTATATATTTTTCGAATGTACCCATAGTATCGCGACCACTTTTACCCTCTACTGTTATATAATTATCCTTGATCGAACTTTTCGCAGTTATGCCAAACGAACTGTTCGCACTATATTGACCGAGTGTAGAGTATACCTTAGTAGGTTTTACAGAAACACGTAAGAAATTTTCAACAGATACAGTACCTTTAGCAAGAACATCCCCACGTTGTATCTTATCATTCGTGACAAATGGTGCAGCGTTAAAGATAGCCTCTCGATTACCTTGTGCACTTCTAACTTGTGTTTTATTTATACCTTTTCTCCCTCCGGTCATTGCTAGAAGAGATTCACGTATGTCATTACTACCAATTGCATCATGTGCTATAGTTGAGAATTCTCCATTTAATGCCTTTCCGACTGCACCACCTCCAGAACCATGCGGATTTATTCTCACACCATCACCTGCTACTCTATCGGAACCTCGAAGGTTACCTTTCGCTCTAATTAAAGACGCATATCCTCTATTACCATCAGTATTTAAGAAATGAGCCTGTTGTTGATCCATTATAGACCTATACGCCTTATTAGTAGTTATTTTTTCTGCGGTCATATAACTCCTGTCAACCCGTTGTATAGTCCTATCACCCTTTCCAGATGACTGATTTCCAATACCAACACCCATCACTGCCTTCGGTTTTTTCCGTAATGCACTGAGACTAAACTGATCCATGTTTTATTAAACAGATTATAAGTTTTAAATTTCTTAATGTTTAAAGAATTATTTTTATTACAACAAATGTCAAACGATAATGATAAAAATGTCGATGTTAATGATTATGAGTTAGTTGCCGTATCTAAATTAAGTGATGAAGAAAAAAGAATGTACAAGTCCTTAGGTAAGGCTTTGTTCGGTAATACTCAGTTCAAGGGTTCCGAGATAGTAAATACTGATGAAGATCCACCTGAAGAAGTTTGTGCCTTTGTCGTAAGGCAATTAGATGACGGAATACACCCTAGTTTTCTAGAGGAGGGTGAAATTGCAGTTTTAGAGAAAAACTACGGCACTGAATGGTATAAAAAATGGAAGTATGTAGATAAAGATTTAACAGAAGTATTTACTGTTGATCGTAACTAATTTGTGGTTTTGTATAATCTGGTTGTATAGTCGATAACACGCTTACGGAGTTCATAAGAATCATAAAAGGAATCTTGATTAAATTAAACACATTTTCAACAAAATCTATATGACCGTCCATTCGACTAGTGGTATTTTTCATTTCAATTATTTCCTTTCTTAATTCTCTGATTTCATTCAATAACATTGCAGTGTCATCGTTCATAATTTATTATAATATATAAAATTTTTATACTTATAATAAATGGAGTTGCCTGAAAATTCAGCGCTTGTTATAAGAATACTTGGATTTACTTTATCTGTTGTACTGATTTTTGATTTTATAGAAATGAGTCCATCGATTGATACTCACACTGGTATTTGCGGTATGTGTTTTCTTGTTATAATGATTGGTTTCGTGTTTGGGTTATTATTTTCATATCGTTTACCAAAAAAACAATAAATTTTTAATTATAAATTAAGAATTTAATTATCTAAATCAACACATTATGCTTCTGATAAGGGTAGATCTTCGTGTATTGACAAACTTTCTCTATAGATACCAAACCTTATCGATAAGGTTTTCATTTCTCTATAGAAAGTAGCGTATAATCCCAGTATATTTATGAACAAAATTATCTCTGAAATACTTAGTATGAGAATAAAGACTTTTTTAGGGTCGGTCAATATTAGGAATATAAGGGGTGGATATATAGAAAGATTCAACATCGCACAATATAATAATATTTTTCTAGCAAACCGTTCGTTATCGGTACCTAATTCAGGCAACAATAGGTCCAACTTATATGACAACATCCCGTATTTGAGTCCGCTAGCAAAGAATAAAATCGCAAACGAAAAATGAATATTTTTAGTAGTCGCAACAGTCTGAAAACTAGCGACTCCGAGAGCACTTAACCCACTGATAAATGCTACTTTCAAACTCACATCGTTTATCCTTGTACTCATGCTTTTATGGTTTTGACTATTATCTATATAATATTTAACATATTCGTGTCTAACGAACGAAACAAAGGGTATAAGAACAGTTGTCAATGCTAGACCCATGGTTCCAACACTAGATGCTGGGGAGTTTTCAATAGAAGACGACAGATAATAATTCGGGTATGACATTAGATCTCCAGAAGCAGAAATGAAATATGTAATAATGAAAGTAACTACTGGCATTATCAACAATGCTCTGAATGCCGGAACTATTTTAAATATATAATCCATGCTTTATTCATATAATTTTATTTATAAATACTGAAAACAATATTGTTTATAATTTAATTCTTATTATTAAAATAAGAATATAATAATTTACTTTACATCTCGTCTTCGTATACCTTCTTAGGTTTCTCGGTGCTGGACTTTAATTCAAGGACACGAACCTTCTTAGTATCTACAGCGTCCATTTCAACAAGATTATCCATCATGTCATCGCTTAGGTCAATCCCAGGTAGAGGAACATCATTAACTAGATATCTCATGAAACCACCCTGTTTCTGATCCTCCGTTAGATCATTAGTAAGCCCAGATTTAGTACGTGCACCTGTATACTTCTGATAAAAGTTATCTTTGAAAGTAGGGTGTTCAACGTCGGCACCTTCCAATTCACGCCTGGTCTTAATAATCAAATTCTTAAGTTCCTTGATCTTGTTTACGTGCTCAAGGTAAGTCCAAGATAATTGAGCCTTTTTGACATTTAGAGTAATGTATTCATCCAGGTCGATATCAGCCTGAGGGCGATTACCTGATACATCTTCCATCAATTCATGTTCCCGACTCTTAATCTCTTCGGCGAGTTTCTGATCCTCTTTCTTTTGTCCCTTAATAGCGGCAGAAACAGACTCTGTTGTATCCTTTCTGATATCGACCTCTGATGTTTCAGCCGCATAACTCTTACTGTTGGTAAGAGGAAATGGTCTACCTACATATGCGTGATAGATAATATGAGTAGAGTCTACATCCTTTATCAACATCTCGGCGCGTTGGTTTGCTTCGTCCTCAGTACTATAATTACCTCTTAACTTAGCAAAACCATAAATACCCTTTGAATTAGGTGTAGCCCCCTTAGCAGGGATAAAAGAAACGAGCCCGATAGTTTGTAGTCCAATAGCAGGATCCGCGTAATTCCTATCGCGCACAGGGAATTTTTTAGTAAAATCAGACACATTTAGTTCAGCAACAGCATCAATAACTTCGCTGTCTGTAAGAGCAGGTTCTTTGGATGCTTGGAATTTAGGATAATCGCCAGGTGTAGATAGAGATGAAGACATTTTGTTTCTTTTATAGTCATATCTCTTTAGACATTTTATGAAACTTTGTATACGTCATCGGGACCTACACCACAGTAGTCATCAACGAGTTTCGCAAACTTATTGTAAATCTGGTATTGGTTGTCACATGTTGGACTGTGAGCCTCGTCCATTAAAGATGTGAAAATACTATCAAATTTCTTGGTGTGTCCAATTTCATCACATATTACATGTGATATTTCGTGTAACATAACGTGCATCAGCATTACGTCATCATAATACTCGCCAGTCTTTTTATTCCTTGTACAAATATACATAAATTCTTTATTTATTGTATATGAACTACCACCCCGACACATTCGTATTTCTTCCATTATATTCTTCTTATTATAATTTAGGCTTACTAAGTGTCCTGTCCACGGAGTTCTTCTAGAATCCATCCAGTTAGAAATAATTGTTTTTATCTCCTCAACCTTGGGATCAAACTGACACTTTTCACAGTTATGGCAATCACCGTTTGCGAAAAAGAAACTCTCAAACCCTTCTATTGTTTGAGGACAAGAAATAGACATTACAATATAAATTATAACAAGTAGAATCACTAGATTCAATATGCTATTAATCATTTATATTAACAAAACATTTTTAACATATACCATAAAAGATATTATAAATTTTTTCAGAAATTTTAATTCCTACTCTTCTTGTTTTTCCGTTAGCAATTGGAAAAGTTATTTCGGATAGCATTGTTTTTCTTTTATCTTCAACTAAATTTTCATACGCTGTCATTAGAGAAATAACGGAAGGATACTCAGAAGTTATCACTCCTGCAATCTTTTCTGTAACATGTGGTATAAGAGATAACTGCTGAATGAACCAAACAGAAGGCGTAACATTATCTTTCTTCCGTGTCTTCAAAGTGGCAGCATATCCAACATCGGTAATATTAGAACTTCCAGTACCAAAATACTTATCTATATCGACTATCAATTTCTGTAAGAGACGTTCTATAAATAATGCCGTCTCTTCAATAGAAATAGTTCTATACACCTTAATGTTATCTCTTAATTGAGTATTTATCAAACTACCTAAAAGAGTCGACACACTCACGCCAGAAATTTTAGAATCTAATGTCTTCATCAAACCACCTTCTATTAGATACATGATTCTAGATATATCAAGACCGCAATTTAACAAACGCGCTTTCTGTTCCCTATTTCGCCCATCACAAATAGACGCTTTCAAATCGGCTATAGTTTTTCTCTCTATAACTAAGACAGGAATTTGCTCTTTACGAAAAACTATGTCTCCTATTTCCAACATCTCAACTTTAAACTCTACATTATTATTTTTTAGAATTTCTATTAACTCTCTCTCCCTATTATCTATTATTAATTCTATTGACATCTTTTATTAATAATACTTCAACTTTAAACACATATACTATTTATATTCATTCTCTTTTCTCAATCGTTCTCTTACACGCATCAAATCATCAAATACTACTGGTGGGTTTCCTCTCGAAAAGTGTGTTAGTTTTGCGTTTTTTGTATCCAATAATACTGCTTCTAAATCATCATTTTGGGAGAATTTTGCATACATTGCTTTTTCCATTTCTTCAACACCGCGTCCTTCAAAGAAATCTTCATCAACCTTAATATCTAGAGGGCGAAGTAATGTCGTTATAGATTTAGCGTTTTTTACTTTCGTTATAGATTTCCCAGTTTTTCCACCAGCAATTTTTGCCGTAAGAGGATTTGTTGACAGGTCAGTAGTACCAGAAGTCAAAGAGAAAGTATGATAAAATTTTGCATTATTTTTTTTGAATTTAGAACCTTGATAATAATGTTCCACGGAAGCCCACTCACGGTCGTCTAATTTAAATGATGCACCCCAGAAATTCGATAACATTTGACGCCATTTTGGATTTTGTTCCAAAATCTTATATGTTCCAATTTCTCCTTCTGCAATCCTCTCACCTTGACCATCACCGGGTAAAGGTTTTGTCTTAGACTTTTCACCGGGTGAAGGTCCATCCTTCGATTTTGAATAAAACTGGAAAATAGTCCTATCATCATATAAATCTTCATCAAGTTCATCTCGAGATGTTTTTTCTGCGACAGTATTATCGGTTATTATCGTCTTTGCTTCGATGTTCATATTTTTAAAAAGTGTTCCTAAATCAAGTTCGTTGTTGTCTATAGAAGAATCATCATCA